CAATTTTCAGTAGTTTATGTTTGTTACTGCCACATTTAGGGCATTTTAGTTTACATGCTTTAGCACGAGATTTATATTCTTCTCCACAATTTGTACAAAGATACTCGTTCATTTACGACGGTTTTTAAACCAATTTAACCACTCCATGTAACAGAGGATTCTCTGTTGCACTGTAATTGAATTCTTACGTTTTGACATTATTTTGCTTTCGTTTGAGGTTGTTTAGCTTTTATAGTAATCTCACGGTTTTTCTGTTCTTCTTTAACCTTATTGGTTCTACGAGTTTCATTTAAAACATCACGTTTAAGGTTAACGTCGTCATTATGTTTTTCTCTTTCAAGGTTTAAGCGTTCATATTCCAGGTCGTCATTTCCTTCAACCTCAGAAGGTTCATTCTGTTGTCCTTCAGATTGAAGTACGGCTATATCCCACTTCAACCTACGCTCAGCTTCTTCACTTTCTGTTTTCTGTTGAAGTTCTTGTGCAAACTGTTCCTGTTGCATTTGAGCTTCTTGTTGCGCTTGTTGTGCACGCGTTTCCTCTGCTTCCTGAATCTTACGCCGTACAGTTGAAACACTCTCTGACATATAGATCGTCATGATATCAGAGAAATTAAGTTTATCATTCTGCAAACCAGCTTGTGCAAGTGCTTTAAGAGCCTGCATAACTTCAGCATCGGTTGAAGTGTTAGAAACAACAACACCATATTCCGCGGAGGCGAAAGATTCCCCGTCAAGATCTAAAACTGTTGTAGTCATATCATCGAGAACAAACTGTCTTTTCTCCTTCTTATTTCTCCATGCATACTTAGCAGTCTCAAGAAGTACCTCTAAAACACGAACTTTAGTCCAATCATGAACAAAGAACCATTTTTCTGTAATATGTGCAGATTGTGCAACAGCTCTTTCAATACCTCCTACTGTTTCACGATTATCAATTGAACCCTGACGTTGTGGTGTAATACCAGATATTTCATCTACATGCTGACGAATCATCTGCATCATTGCAACATTGCTTTGTATATAGTTCCCCATCTCTAAATCCATGTGCGTAGGAATCTGGTTAACTGTTCCGGCAAGGGTACCTTTAGAACTTTCTTTAAAGGCATCAACAACTGCAACCCCCATCACATTGAAGTAATACATCCAGGTATCCATATCCCAACCATCAGGAATAAGGTGTGTTGGTATGAAGCCAATTTTTCCCTTAGACTTAATGATTGCCTGTTCCGTATTATACATGAGCATATTATAGAGATACTGATAAGGCTTCAAATAACTCATCAGAGACATTGCCCGGTTGGTATTTATGTTGTAAAGAGTGCCTACAAACGGAGGCATACACTTAGATGGATTCGTCATATTTAAACCTATCCTGGGAAGTGGTTGCATCTTAATAAAGATATCCTGACCAATGCGAGTACCTTCCCACCATTCTGTAACCCAAATCCACTCAATTTCTTCTCCCATTGAAGAGTCTGGTTTATAAAATTCATCTACAAACTCTTCAATCAAATCACCATATTCGTCATAGTAGGTTCTCTTACCAATCTTTCTAAAGGATTTCCATACTACTTGAGTTACACGGACATTACCTTTAGTATCATAAGCACCGCCAAATGCATTCAACATACGAGCATCAGGAACAACGATTGTAGTTCCGAATGCTTCTAACATGTAGTTCTGTGGGATTGGGATCTTTGAGTTCAAAGGATAATTAATCATGGAAACAGCTTTATTTAACTTGTTTCCGCTTTCAATCTTATCTATGTCTGCGGGTGTAAGGAAGTCATAATAATCATCAACTACCTGACCTATGCCTCTATACCCGTCTTTAATAATGATATCAGAATCTTCAATAAAGATTGAATCACCTGACCTCAAAGCCATTATGTTCAAAGGATTCTCCTTAGTTACACGAGGTTCTCCTGCAATAATCTGTACCGAGTAAATTTCTTCTCCTGCAATAAGAGCATCTTCAAATCCACGTTTAAACTTATATTGAAGTTGTTCAGTTCTCCATAAAACATTAAGAATCTGAGTAGACATACGTTCCCTTAAATCCTGTGCTTCATACAAGCGCCACTTATTCAACGCCTGAAGTTCTTGCTGTATTTTCTGAGGATCAGTTTCTTTCGCCGTTACCTGTTGCCCAATATAATCCATATACCGTTGCTTAATAAGAGTTTCCTTGTCAGAGACAGCATCATCATTCTTTACAACAACGCGCCAATCAAAACGTCGTTTAAGTTCTTCTCCTACAAGTAAATCAATCTTCGGTTTACTCAAAGGATAATTCCGCATTTCAACAGGAAAATCTGCTCCACGTATCTTCCAGGGGTTAACCACACGTTCCATATCCTGGGGATCAATAAGATTACTTGCTAAGTCATAATTGGTTTGTTTCTCATAGAACGATGCTCTTAAACCATAGTTCTGTGTATAGTTAACAAGTTCAACACCAGCTTCAACACAATCTTTAGCCCAAGAATCAGTCTTCTGTCTCAGTGTCTTCTTTTGTTGAGGGAACATGCTTAAATTACTCATCTTTGGTTATTTAAAAAAAAATAAATTGTAGAACTACAAATATAAGACAGAAACTTATACTTTTCCAAATTTTAATATGTATTTTATTTCTATCGTTGTGTAAATAGTTGTCGTTGTGTAGTGTGACGCTTCCAAAAAACATCATTCATTATAGACTTTGTTTTCGACTCTTTTCGCACTTTTGTCATCATTAGATTTTCTCGGTAGATCATCAACATTCCTAATGCCGAAATGTCATCAAAGTTACCTGTATCGTTGTAAGATAGTATCTCGCGAAGTAACCCTAAGGAACGTATCTTATTCATGTTAACAATTTCAGACTCTGCATCTTCTCCATACGCAGGACTTTCTGACCATAAGGCTGCAAGTTCTCTACCCCACGCGTTAACAGGAAGGGAGGGTGCTGTTCCTTTTAGATTATTTCCTATGGTATTGGCCTTTGATATACCTTTCTCCTTTAAAATCTCAGGTTCGTCACAAAGCAAATGTAAACAACGCATATTGTAGAAGTATCCGTAGATACCTTTATTAGCACGTTCATAGTTTGCTGTTGCGTTATAGTACTTCAAGATCCTTCTACATGTTTCATAGAAAGTGTTTGCTGATGGTCTTCCTTTATAATGACATACGATTCGATCAGTTAATCGATCTAAGACTAACATAGAACCAACAGAATCGGTGGTCGATTTATCTGCATCGTAACTGTCAATACCAGCAATATATCTTAGAGGTGTAATATTACCTTCTTGATTTTTAATTGGGTGTTCATATATCTCCGGGCATCCAGCAACGTTATTCCAATCCTTAATAGGAAACTCTCTAAGAGGAACACTTGTTGCATCGTATTCATACTTTATAACTCCTTCCGGACTAACTGTAAAGCGTGCAGTATAAATGGAACTAATATAAGTCTTCTGATCTGTTAAGATGTCTGTTAAGCGTGATTGAGCACGCAGAGTATCAAAAGGAGAACTGTCAATACGAAGAAAAGCTTCCTTTGGAGATTTAGGTTGTTGTGTGACAAACTTACGATAAGCTGCACGTGAGCCTGAAGCTCTTACAGTTCTCTTAGCATCTAATATTTCTTCAGAGAGTTCTCTGTATGAATTTCCATGTTCATCAACAAGGACATGCTTACTATCTTTACTGACGCCAGGCATATACCATAAGTCATCGATGAACCAGCCGCAATTACCAACAGCATTCTCATCATAGATATTTTGGTATGCTTTCAATCCATAAGCAGAAGGATTATAGAACATCTCCTCAAGATCTTTACCTCCAGCTTCGACATCTCCACCAGTTCCCCAGACCATAGGGATTCCCGTCATAATATCTCCATCACGAAAAGTAGGTTCTGCAATAGTATAAGCATCAAGAAGACCTTTGAATCTTCCCGCCTCTTCAAAGCACATAGTATAAACAGAATCACCAATTGCTTTAAATGGGTCATCTTTAAAGCTTTTAGCTTGTACTTCAGACATAAATCCATCTTCAACTTCTATTCCGGCATCATCTGTATAGACAAAAGAAGCACGA